ATCAGGATAAGAATAACATATCTTACTGATTTGTCAAGTATTTTCTCGTCTGTTTCACCATAAAACCATTCAGCCAGATACTTGATCGGACCTAGTTCAGCCTCAATCTTCTTATATTCGTTTTCGTGTTTAACAAGATCTGATTTGAGTGGTGCAAGCTCTGAGATAATCTTATTCTTACTTGTTACCAGATCATCTCTCTTTTTCTTCTGACTATCCGATGCTTTGAGTGAATCTTTGGCTTGTCCCTTCTCTAACATCTTATCAATAGATTTGTCGATCACCGAGATTTGTTTGTCCAGATCAGCAATCGCATCCTCTTTGATCTTGATTGTGTTTTTACGAATTTCGATATCTGAACTGACACCTGTACTCATATTCACTTTTTGATCAATATGAGCACGAGACAGATACCCAAAAATACCCATACTGGTGATGAGCATTAAAACTATAATAGCTGTGAATAGATAGAATCTCAAGGCAATCGAGGCTCTATCCCAATTGTTATAAAGCCAGGAAACAGTCACCAATTTTGATATCTCTAGAGTCGTTCCCATTACAACAACAGACCAATACGACGCAGCAAAGAGTGTGGCCAATCCTGCTATCGAGAAGAATCCAGCCACACCAGACAATACCAATCCTATAATAAAGACTAACCACGGGAGTACTTTGTGTTTCATTTTGATACATCCTTTATGGTAAAATGCAAATAACCCATGCTCTTAAAGCACAGGTTACTCACAAACTCAGATTATACAGAAGACTAGTTAACTAAGATTATACAACATATCAGCAGCTTGATTAGTGTCCCAGACTCGTTGATAAGTCTTGTCTGGGTATTCAATGTAGATATGGTCTGGTTGGATTTGTACCTTCACCTGACCACGATACATGAAACATCGATCATGCTCACAGATATAACCAAAACCAGAAGACTCGATACGACGGACTACCTCATCCTTGGTTGCTTGTGAAACATTCTTAGCATCTCTCATATACGCAACCAGAGAGATAAAGTTTTGTTTCTCGTTGATCTTGAAGACTGGCATTACTTGATCACGATTGTTAGTATGATTACAACCTGTCAGAAACAGAGAAATCACCCCAATAACCAGACCGATGATGAAAGCTTTAATGAAGGTTCGTTTCATTTATTCACCTCTAGACGACTTGAAACGCATGGAACACAAAATTGAAGTTGTTCTTAAAGTTAGTAAACGTGTTGATATATCTCCACGATGGATCTGCTTCTTCGCCAGTCATGACCAAACGAATATCTGCCTCGATGTTCTGTGGAAGCTTTTTGTCCGTCATATACCAGACAGAGATTTCTCCATCTTTCACATCAACCGTCAAAACTTTTCCACCAACCGAATGTCTAAAAACAAATGGTTGTGAGATTTGCCCGTCATGAATAACCAGCTTCCAGATAACCATCACTTCACCTCTAGACGATATGGATACTTGGGCACAAACACAATCTTACCATCACGTTCTACTGGAATGACCTCTGACCATGGAAGCCACTGATCATTAACCAACAACATACAACCAGTAGATATAGTATAGTAACTCTTTAGATTCATCAATTGTGCTTTTTGGTTACAACTATTTCCAGACATTTCATTATAAGCTCCTACTCCAAGAGCTACGAATATACCCAAGACAACCAGAAAAATTGTTACAAAGGCTGTAGCAAACATCTTGTCAACCTTATCCATATATCTTCCTTTCATGACTACCACATCCTCCTTAGACCACGATTGTGTATAAATGTTGCTAGATTGTCACACACCAGATTAAAATACACAAAAGTTGTATGACACAGATCACCGAACTCTAGTGTTACTGTTCTTAGTTCTTTAACTTTATCATACAGGAAAAGAAGTTCTTGGTCAGTAAGTGAATCCCCGTTCCTGTATTTGGCCAGAACATCTGTTACTTTCATGTCACGATCCTTTGTGTGTTGGTAGACCCGGAGAGATTCGAACTCCCATCGATGCGGTTATGAGCCACAGGCATTAACCATTATGCTACAGGTCCAAACTTTGGTGAGCATGGTGGGACTTGAACCCACAAGCCTAAGCAAGAGATTTTAAGTCTCTCATGTTTACCGATTTCATCACATGCTCTTTAACTTACTCACTAATGTATACTGGTGGAAGCTTGATGTCAAGAGATTTTTTGTCGTTAGCTTCGATAATTTCACGAACTTCACTCTCTGTCACCAATCCGTTCTGAATCATCATGTTAATCACGTCTATTGGATACAAGAGTTGCTTATGCTTTCTCCATATGACCAATTGTTCTACTACTTTTAGTGCTGTCATGAAAAAAATGCCTCCAAAGTCAATGTTCTCTCGTGCTTCCATCCTACACAATCCAAGATCGCCTTGAGTGGTTCTAGAAAGCTCTTTTGGAACTGTGTATTATAATCGATCATCCCATCAAGCTTCATCTCACTAGGTATGCTCTGTGGAAACGATATGACCTTGGTATGATACACGTTTGGTTGCTTGAGATAGATATACTTGATCTTTTCTCCCTGATTGATCTTCTGGTATTTCTTCTCCAAATCAAATTTTTTGAGAAGATTGTTATATAGATACGACCCTTTGACATGGATTGGAATTCCCTTGTCTGCATTCGAGTACTTGTCCAGACCATTGACACCTCGGGGAAACGATATGTCTTCAACTGGCAAAGTCTTGAATTCTTTTTTGAAGCTCTCAATGAATTCGATCATCTCGTCTTCGGTCTTATTGATCAGAATGTCAATCGATTCCCAAAGTTTCTTACGAACGGCTGATGGTGTAGAAGACTTGATCATCTCCAATCCCATAACCTTGATCTTTGGTTTAGAGTACTCGATTCCCTCTTTGTTATGGACGTTCAATATGTATCTCTTCTTGGCTGTCCATACTCCACGATCAGCCAAATTCTCACGTTTCATGAACATCTTCTGACTCATTACATTAAGATATCGAGCCAGTTCATTATAGCATTTGTCAATATGAGGTTGAATTTTATTCTGACAGACCTTATCCAAGAACCTAATAATGGTTTTCGTGTCAGCAGTTGGATTCTGTGCTTTAATAGTCTTACGCACAAGCTCATCAAGAGACAAATAAATTGAGTCCGTATCTGACGCAATTACATAGTCCTTATCGTTGGTTTGCAATACTCTATTTAGGTACTGATTAAGCTTATTCTCAATCCAACGAATAGATAGCTGTCCTGCCGTCGTAATAGCTGTAGCCTGTCGTGTATCAAAGAACCTAAAGTACTCATTACCCAAAGCACCATAGGCCGAATTCAATGATACTTTCTTGGCCAACTGCAGATTGTTATACCTCGAAATCATGTTCTCTAGTTCAACCTTACGGGCAGGATCTTGCTCACTCTGCAAATCCTTTTCGGCCTGCAAAGCTTTCTTTTTGTATAGAGATCGACCATTGTACATTTCCTCCATCATCTTGGCCAGGAACCCTTGACCATCGACTTTGAAGAATTGTCCATTGGGTGTCAGTGTTACGTTCCAGGTCTGTAGATCCTGAGTGTCAATCTTTTGTTTGAGAAGATTATCAATACCCACATCTTGAGTTGACAGAAACTGTGCCATCTCAGGAGTATAATCATCAGCTTCGATCAGTTTATCTGGCGAGATGTTATACTGCATAATCAAGTGTGGATATAGGCTATTCAGATCGAAAGAAGCAATCCAATGATGCATTCCAACCTGAGGAACTTTGACATAGGCACCAATATAGGATTCGTCCTTCTCTCGGCTGGTGATTGGAGGAACGACTTTCTTCTGCTTTTTCAACTCATTATAGATCAGAGAATCCCACATACGAACCTGTGAAAACACATCCTCATAGTTTGTTTTGCTGTCATAAGCCAGAGTGAGTGCCAGATCGAGAAGCTTAAGCTTATTGTCTAGTTTATCGACAAGCTCAACGTCTCGAATGTTATACTCAATGAATAGCTGATAATTCTCTTTGTATAACCGATGTAGGTTTTCATACTCATCATAAGAAATCTTCCGTTCTCCCAATTCCTCATGACAGATAAAGTCCAGGTTATACCGTTCCTTGGACTTGCCTTCGGGAGCAAATTTCTTGTAGAGATCTTGATAATCCAGAATAGAAACACCGACAGGAAAGAACACTTGATTGTCCTTTCCCATGATATTGATCGTTGTCTCACGGACCAGATTCCAGGGAGAGAGTGCCTTGACGTACTTGTCCCCGAATAGTTTGGTGATACGATTGACCAGATAAGGAATATCGAAAAACTTGATATACCAGCCAGTGACGATATCAGGATGCGAACCAGACCACTCATCAATGAACTGTTTAATTAGATCGATTTCATCACGACATTTTCTGTATTGAACGTCCTTACGAATATTCACAAACTCACCACACCCAAACACGATGAACTTGTTATCGGTCTTGAATGTAATGGCTGTTATAGGCTCGTTGGCTGTCTCTGGATGGGGGAAACCGTTCTCTGATCCAACCTCGATATCGATATTGCAAATCTTGATAAGCTTACGGTCCCAGTCAATTTCACCAGGATAGTTGTCAGAGATAAAGGTATAGTCGTATTTCTGATTACCGAAAACCTTGAAGTTGTCGATATCAGCATGTCTTTGTAGGAAATCACGACACTCACGAATATCCCCTGGTTTGATAGGAGATACGTATTGTCCTGTTACTGTCGTGTATTCAGTGGGTTTCTTGGCAGGGATGAATAGGGTAGGAAAGTAGTCAACTCTTTCTCTAACTTTCCTACCGTTTTCTACACCTCTGAACAGAATCTTTGAACCATACTGCTGAACATTGGTGTAGAAAGTCTTCATGTGTACCTCTAAGTTGGAAGAATCAGTTTGGATGATGGAGCTACGATGCCACCAAACAATGAGTTATACTGATTGATGAATTCTTGGACTGGCTTCACTATAAACAAAATATGTGATTTGTCAAGTGTAATCGTCTTGTCCTCTGCAAATTCTAGCCAAGGAGCAAAACCAATCGATGGTGGTGCTTTTGGGTCTCTCTGTGGCATAACAACAACACGAATAGGATTCTTGATTGTAACCTTAGTAGGATCGACACTAAATGGCGTGCTTTCCATTAATTTACTTGGCTGATCAACGACATCTGCAATTAGTTCTTCACCATTCAGAAGTCGAATTAGTTTTACATTTAATGCCATTACACTTCCTCCATCAAAAAGTCATAAACTGCAACGGTCAACCACTTCGTTGGTGTGAATGTGACCGGAACACCATTTTCATTAGAGAACGAGTAAGCATTCTCATGATCCATCACCTTAACAATTCGTTCCCACCTCTTATCGAAGTCTCTCTGAACGATTTGTGACTCAAGGATTGATTTTGGATTGATATACATGCATTAACCTCTATATTTAACTGTTGGTAAGAATCTTCCAGCAGGATTTTCTGATTCTGGAAGGGTAAAGTAATTGAAAGCTTTTACATCATCCAGACTACACAACCACTGCTCATCTTTAAATCTGTCTGATGTTGTCTTTAACCATTGATTATCTGACTTATTCTGCAGGTCTCTCCACCATTCAATAGTAGCTGGATCTGGCAGTCTCTTTATATAGTCTGACTTGGACCACCAGAAATTACCACTATAATGCCTTGAAGGATTCTCATAGTAATTCACACCAGCCGTATCAAACATTTCAAGAGCATATACACAGGCTTTCCAGTTCTGTAATACGCCCCAGTTCAGATATTGTCTCCAGTAGTAATAGTTCTTGAATTGATAGGGATTCAGTTTACGAAGATAACGAAGATGACGAATTGGAGAAGTTATACCTTTGGTGTGGATATAACAAACATTCATATTTTGTTGTTTGCAATCCTGATAAATCTTTCGATAGGTATGGTTCTCTGTAATCGTATCCTGGTGTTCCAAGTTCTGAATCATAAGTTCGTCGTTAAACCAAGGATTGTTGACGTACTCGATCTCAAACTTCACAGGATAGCTATCACACAATTGCTCAAAAACTTGCATTCGATAATCATACTGTGTGATAGCTGTAACTTTAATCTTATGCAGAGATTTTAGTAGATCGTAATCCTCGATACACTTCAATTGCTCGATAACGACGGACGACCAAATACCAGGATCGTCCGTCAAATAAACATGGTAATATAGTACGTTCATGTTGTTACTTCTACCTTAGGAAAATATTTACAGAAAAGATCGTATTCGTTATTCCTTACTGACTTGATCTTGCCTCGAATCTCATCATAGAAATTCCAAGCCAAAGGAATGAATAGAATACCGTTCTTGATATCATTCAATCCATCAGACGATACGATCAGTACATTTGAACCTGGAGTATACTTGCCCTGTTTCAAAGGATTGTCGTCAATGATGAAGTCTAATTTGATCTTCGAATAGTTCAACAACGTCATTCCTTTGGCCGCAGCACCATATCCGACTACACTAAAACCAACATCAAGTCGGTTATAATCGTCACATACACTACGAAGCTGGGATACAACCTTTTCACATTTGATAGCATAGTCTTCATAGGTTTTCACACTCATCAGTCCTGCTTTACGTTCCATATCAATAAGGTTCTGAATATGAGCAAGACGACGAATGGACTTGTTCTTACTAATCACAAAGACATAGCTGTTACCATGAAGAGGACATTTTACAACATCGATCAGATAAAGATCCTTACGTTTGCATAGCTCGTTCATCGAATTAATATTGAAGAAATTGATATGCTCGTGATAGATGGTGTCAAACTCATTGTTCAGGATCATATCGGCTTGTGATGTCTGAATGAACAATAGAGAATCATTGTTCATGATGTTTCTTGCTGCACATAGAAACTTCAATGGATCATAGTTATGTGCAAAGACATTCTGAGCCGTAATGATGTCAAAAGTTCCTGGATGATTGACAACAAAATCCATATCAAAAAAAGCTTTAAAGACTGTATGGTTTTTGGATGATCGTTCGTATAGATTTTCTGCAGGATCAATACCAAACGTATTCAATCCCTTTTCTTTGTAGTAATCTAGCTGTGTTCCATCATTACAGCCAATATCCAGTACAGTGGTTGGTGTAAGAGCATTCGCAAAATTAAAATACTCTTTGGTGAAGTTGGCGAACCAATCGAAGTGTTGTCTCATGGTCAAAGAGGTTCCAGACACATACAGATATTCCTTGAACATAAGCTCTGGATTGACGGCATGAGTTAGCTGGACATGATAACACTTCTCACATCGATTGATAGCTAATGGAAAAGCTTCTTGAATCTCGTCTGGAGAATCCTTATACGAATTGGCCAAAGGTTGTTCACCAAGATTGAGAGTTAGCTTAAGATGAGATGATCCGCAAGCTAGACACTCTTTAAGTTCAACGGAATTTTGCTGGGAAAACACGGCGCATCTCCTTCTTGCCAGACTTCTCGAAAACTACGACACTATCATAGAAGAAGACACCTGTCAAGTCTTTTCCGATC